GTTGAGGGTGATCTTCGGCGGCGTGTCGGGACGGGGGGTGGGCATGGGTGGGCTTCCTTTCCTGGTCGGGGATCAGCTGCTGTGCTGGGCGCGGCGGCGGGCGGGCGCCTTGGTGCTGCTCGAGGTGTGCTCGACGGCCTGGTCGTCGTCATCGTCGTCGCTGTCGGCATCGCCGCGGCCGGCCGTATCGGCCTCCTCGGGCTTCGCCTTGGCCTCGGACTCGTCGTCGACCTGCTCCCAGCCCTCGAACTTGAAGCGGACTGCGTCGTCGATGGTGTAGGCGAGCCGGTCGATGCCATCGCGACGCCATGTGCCGAAGGTCTTCGCTGTCACGCTGGCGCGCCTCCTTTCCGGGTGGACCGAGGAACGAAAGACCGGGGCGGCCCGAGCCCACCCACGAGCGGGCCGACCCGGTCGAACTGCAAGGGCCGTCAGGTGATCGTGAGGGTCTGAGTGCCCGAGGACGTTGCGTTGGCGCTCAGCGTGCCGTGGGTGGGATCGGTCATGCTGAGCAGAGTCGCTCCGGCGGGAACCCCAGTCCCGGTGACGGGCTGGCCGACATCCTCCGCCGAGAGAGTGCCGGCGGTGACCACGAAAGTCGGCTGACCTGTCGTCAGGGTCGCAGTCACCGCCTTGTTAAAACCCATGACCGCCTTCCGCGCCAGGAAGCCGGCGCCGCCGTAGAGGTACTTCACGCTGTAGCCGAGCGTGCTGTCCTTGAAGGCGGTCAGCGTGACCGGGTACGTGATGGCGCCGTTGGCCATGTACGACTGGTCGCCGATCGCCGTCACACGGGCCCGGGGCAGGAACTGCGCCGCCACGAGCTCGCCGTCGGACCCCTCGTCGACGCCGACCGCGAGGATCCGGTAGTACTGCGGTGCCGCCACGGCGGGCTTGTTGACCTCGACGGCGCCGTTGACCCCGGCCGTGATGCCCGACGTCGCCGCCCCGATCCACAGCCCCAGGGTGACGAGCTTCGTCTCCTGGGCCTCGATCTGCAGGGTGGTCGTGTCGGAGGTCGTGTCGGACCGGGTCGGCTCCTCGGACCCCCACGACGTGATGTCGTTCGTCTTGATGGCCCGGGCGAACTTGGCGCCGGCGTCGGTGAGCCAGCCGAGGTCCGTGTAGCCGGCGGGCAGGGCCTTGAGGTCGCCGGTGACGGCGTCGAACAGGGCCGCCGCGTTGATCTCGGCGGCGGTGATCGCGCCGAGGAACACGGAGCCCTGCAGGCCTTCCCTGATGAGGTCGGTGTTGTGAACCTTTATGGTGTCGAAGGCACCCATGGTGCCCTCCTTTCGTGCTCTGGACGGGGAGATGCGGGTGGGCTTGGGAAGGGATTCAGCCCCGGCGACAGGTGACCGTGTAGCTCGCTGTCCATCGGCGGATCTGCTGGTTGTCCCATGGCACCTCGGCCGGCGCCGTCAGCGTCTCGGCGCGGTCGATGACGCCGCCCGTGACCACCAGAGGCCAGCTGAGGAGCCGCTGGCGCACCTGCTCCGCCAGTGGTTGTGCAACTGCCCGTGTCGGGCCGAAGGTGTCGACGTCGATCCGAGCGAGATCACGGATCCGGTCGTCACTCCCCCCGAACCGGGTGACCCGGATGAAGGGAAGATGGTCGGCGAGGTCCGGCGGCGTTGAAGTGCCGATCTGGGTAGAGGGGTCCACTACCAGGTCGCCGAGCGCGTCGAGCAGGAGCTCCTCGACATCGGGGAATGCCGCCAGGTCGCTCACTCGTGACCCAGCTGGTCGAGCGTCCGTCCGAGCACCCGATGGGGCCGGTGGTCGCGGGCGTTGCCCCACTCCACCGCGGCGGCGTGATCGGACGTGTTGACGAGGGTCACCTGAGCCCGGCGGTTGCGCCCGGTCTCACGAGTCCCCGCCTCGAGCTCGAAGCCCTCGGCATAGTCCCCACTGACCCGGAAGTCCTCGGAGAGCGATTCGGCGATCGACTTCGCCTGCTCACCCTTGGCGCCCAGGACGGCCCGGATCTCCGGCCCGAGGGCCAGGGCCTGGATCCCCGCGTGATTCGGCTGGAATCGACCCATGGGTCACCCCGTTCCGGATCGGATGTAGACGAGCACGCCTCGATCCCTGCCGGTGATCGCTGAGCGCTGGTCCTGCGGCTCGCCGTAGACGTTGTATAGGTCTCCCCGCGCCCGGACCTGGTCCGCTGCCCGGATGTCGGTCCCTGGCGGGAAGAGCACCGTGAGGCCGAAGACGACCGTCTCGCTCTCGAACGAGGTCTCGAGGGCGTGTGACGCCGGCGAGCCTCCGGTGCGGGAGATCCATGGCCAGATGGCGCAACCATCGACGTTGACGTCCGTGCCGGAGTAGCCCTCGTCGTATGCGGCGTAATTCCCGACCGGGTCGCCGTGACGATCCCGCACGGGACGGACGATCGTCACGGTCTCGAAGCCGACGCGCCTCACCAGTCTCGGCGCGGCCGATCGAAGACCGGGCCCGGGCGGCCGAAGGGCCGGAACTTCGGAGCGAGCGCCGGCTCGAGGCGCATGGTCCCCACCGTCGGTCGCTTCGCTGGGCCGACCAGGATCAGGACCTCGTCCGGCGTGATCGTCAGCTGGCCCGAGAGCTTGCTGTACGTGGCCGAGGAGGGCCCGATGGTCTCGGCCGTCACCAGGTCGGGATTCCGCAGCACACGGACCACCATGCCAGCGTTGATGTCCGCGGCCGACTGCGGGTCGAGCCCCGTGGGCGGTGTGGTCGACGCGTCGTAGGCGGCGATGCGGGCGTCGATCGTGGCGACCTTCGCCCGCATCAGGTTCCCCGCCATCCGAAGGAGGTAGGTCGCCATGCCCTGGGTGGGAGCGTCCATAGACTCGCCGAGAAGCGCCTCGACGTCGTCGAGGGTCGCGTACGGGAACATGGCGACCTCCTTCCTGGCCTACTCGGTCGCGACGCCCTCGGCGTCGAGGGCGGCGATGATGTCGTCCTTCGTGGCGTCGGCGTCGACGTCGATGCCGTTTGCCTCCGCGTAGGCGGCCCAGGCGTCCCGGCTGGACCCCCGGCCCGACTTCGGCGGGATGGTGGTTCCGGCATCGGGTTCGCCAGCCGCCTCGGCGACGTCCGGGTCGACGAAGGCGTGGTCACCGATCTGTGCCTCCTCCGGGATCTTCGACTCCGAGGTTCCCGCCACGTAGCGGATCCCATCGCGACCGAAGACGTCCGTGCGGAGTACGAGCTTCTTGGCCATTGGCCGTTCCTCTCTGTGTTGGGCTTAGGTCAGAGGACCGTCGCCGTGAAGGACAGGTTCGGGTTGGCCAGGACCGGGATCCCGATGCCGGCCGCCTTGGTCCACAGAGCGACCGGGTCGTCCGTGGAGTAGACGCCGGCGGTGACGCCGGGCAGGTCATCGCCGGGCAGGTCGCTTCCGACCAGGTTGAACTCCGGCTCCATCGCCTCCGCCGTGGTTCCCCACATGGTGGCGCCGAGCTGGGTCCCCTCGAAGTCACTGGGATCCTGGACGGGCGACGGCAGGAGGACGACCTTGCCGTCCGGGATGATCCGCTGGGCCGACCCGTTGACCAGGACCGACGCGTGGTAGACGTCGATCCCGGGCAGGCTGTACGACGCGAGGACCATGTTGAGGGCCTCCGCCGTGACCAGGGTCGGGCGACCGACGAGGGTCGAGGAGAACAGCCGGACGTTCTCGCTCCGCAGAGCGTTGAACAGTGTCGTCCGGTTCATCAGGATCGAACCGGGCGGCTCGCCCATCAGGTCCTCGTAGGCCTGGGCCCAGGTGATCAGGTCGTTGATCGGATCGGAGTTGGTGTGGTCGGACCACAGCGTGGCCGCCGTCACCGTGTTCCCACCGGCCCGGCCGAAGTCCACCGTGGCGATCACGCCGTTCTCGTTGAGGGTGATCGTCCCGTTCACCAGGGCGTCGCCGCGGGCGAGCTCCATCCGGGCAGCGATCTCCCGGGTCAGGCGGACGGCGTCGGAGAACAGGCCATCTGTGACCAGGGCCCCGGGATTCGCCCGCTGACGCAGCCGCTCGTACTCGCCGAGGCGGAGCTTGCGGGAGATCGGGGGGAGCTCGATCGTGGTCCGCTGGAACCCGGGCCGCTTGCCGATCGGGGACTCGGCGTCGTACACGCGGAACGTGGCCGCGTTGGTCAGGCCCTCACCACCGGCGAGGAACTTGGCCTCGATGTCGTCGACGGGCCGGTTGGGGAGATACCGATTCAGGCGGAATCGGTTGATCTCGTAATCCGCCAGCGCCTCCCGGACGTAGCCGGTGAGCTCTGCGGGAGCGATGTAGTCGAAGTTGAGGTTCATCTAGTTCACTCCCTCTCAGGCGAAGATGATCCGGCCGGCGACGTCGGCCTGACCCGGGGCGTCGACGGCGATGGGCAGGTTGGCGGTGACGACTCGGCCGTGCTCGAAGAGCGGTCCGTGTGCGTCGGTGACGGTCGAGCCGGGGCCGTACCAGATGACCCGCACCGGCGACAGCAGGAACCCGACGAGGGTCGCCCTGCCATCGACGGCAGCATTGTCGTATGGGCCGTACTTCCCCGAAGCGGTGATCTTGCCCAGCGGGATGCCGGAGAACAGATACCCGTTCGGGTAGTGGGTGTTGGCGGTGAACGTCGTGAGGTCGAGCGTGATCGACCGCCCCATCGACGTCCCGTGTGCGGAGCCGAGCCAGGACTGGTCGTCCTGGCCGACGGTCTCCTTCAGGGGATTGAGGTTCATGGTCTGCCCTCCTGGCAGGTGTCGGTTATTGGGTCTTCGCTGCTTGCCCGTGGCGGGCTCGGTACCTGTCCCTGCCGGACTCGACCGAGGGCTTTCCATCGCCGCTTTCGCCCCGGCGCCCCTGGCCGAGGGCCGGGAAGCGGCCCTTCCCGTCCTTGCCGCCCCCGTTGGCGGGAGCGACGCTGGCGATGAAGTCGACGACCTTCTGCTCGTCGACCTCGCCTGTGTCCGTGACGAACTTCGTGCGATCGAGCGGCTCGAGGATCTTCTTGAGCTGCTCTTGCTCGAGACGGCCGGCGGCGGCGGCTTTCATCTCGGCGTCGACCAGGCGGACGGCGGCCTTCTGGCGCTCCTCCGCCCGGGCGGCCGTGTCGGCCTCGGTGCGGGCCTGCTCGACGGCCCGGTCGTGCTCGGTCTTCGAGCCGGCCTCGAGCTTGTCGAACTCGCCCGCCTTGCGCTTGAGCTCGTCGACGTCGCCGAGGCCCTTGTACCGGCTCTCGTGCTTCTTGGCCTTGTGGCGCCAGTACTCGGACCGCTGGGCCTCGGTCATCTCGACGAGGGGCGTCCCGGGCGGGAAGCCGAACTTGTCACCATCCTCGTCGGTGAAGGTGGCGCCGCTGGCACCCCCCTGGCCTCCGCCGTCACCGCCCTTGCCGCCATCACCTGCACCAGGGCCGCCCTTGCCCCCGTCGCCAGCGCCGCCGTTGCCTCCCTGACCTCCCTGGCCCCCATCGCCGCCCTCGCCCTCGGCGCCGGCGATCACCGGCAGCCAGCGGCCGTCCGGCCAGCGGTGCCCCGGGCGGCCGTTGAGCGTCTCGAGGATGGGCTCCCAGGTGCTGATGTCGTCGAAGCGGAACATGGGTGTGGCTCCCTTGTCGGGGTAGGGGGCCCGTGACGGGCCCGGTTTGGTTGAAAGCGGACCGTCTACGAGTTCGCCGGGAGCCGACGACCGGAGGCTTCAGCCCAGGAGCCAGGCGGCCACCTGATAGGTCGGATGCCGGTCCAGGCGGGCGCGGTTGCGGTCGTACAGCAGAGTGGTATCCGGCTTCCGATGCCGGGCGAAGGACTGCGTGTCCCGGACGTCCCGGCCGGCGTCGAGTGCGGCCGTGATCCCGCTATGGCGGAACTGGTGCGGGTGGACGATGAACGGGATGCCGGCGGCCACGCCCATGCGGCGGACGGCGTGGTAGGCGCCCATCCGGGACAGACGGCCACCGTCCTTGTTGAGGATGATCGGACCCATCGAGCGCCCGGCGATGGCCTGATCGACTGCGAACCACGTCGGAGGGCCTGCTCGTAGATCGCGTCGAACTGCCGGCGGGACAGTCCGATGGTGGTCGACTCGTCCGACACCTTCGGCATCGCCACATAGCGACCCGGGTTCTTCTCGGCGTACTCCTCCCGCTCCAGCCATGAGTAGAACGACCGGACGGCCGAGAGCCGGATAGCGATGGTGGCCGGCTTGTTCC